ATGCAAAATCTCATTACCTGTAATGTTAAATTCTTCTAAAAAGTTTGCTTCATCCTGAATACCAAGCTCGCAAACAAGTGACGGAGAAAAAATACTTTCGTGTATTTTGATAAAGCTAACCATCGGGCTTATGTCCCGACTAACACCATCAACGTTTTCAATAATGCATAAAGGTAATTGATAAGAAGAATTCGCTATAGAATTTCCCTTTTCATCAACAACTCCTATATTAAATTTATCACTCATTCAATAATTTTTTATATTCGCGCTTAAAGGATTCAATATACTGTGGAGCTGTTGCTTTTATTGTTCTGCGTCCATCGTTTTCCTCTATCATTTCATCATATACTGACACATAATTGACCGCATAAGGGCCAGAATTAAATTCACTTATTTTTTCGTCAAAATTTATTGTATCGTAATAATAAGCAGGAGCAAGAGAACCATCTTGCCAGTACTGAGTTGATGCTATTGTGTAGTTTTTATCTAAAATATCGGCATTAACTGTATCAAAAGATCCCTCCGGATCAAATGTTTGTGCAGTCAGCCTAACCTCCTCAATGAAGGATGTACGAAGTGCATCTACTTGTGAAGTGCCATCACTAATGAATTGAACGGTAAAATTTTCTGTAGGTCCAGTATAAAACATCTTCGTCTTTGATGCTGCTGAGTACTGTGTATCAAGTGTGCCACCATCCCCGACTTGAGCATTGACTGTGGCATTTTCAGAAAACCATGTAACATCACTATTATCGATCCAAATAAGTGACATATTTGGATCATAGTTTACAATCTTAGCAGAGGAAAAAACCCTCTGGCCTTCAATCTCAGGGCCAATTTGTTTGCAAAGTCTTAAATATGGTAAATACGATTCATTTTTTATAGGAATTCCAATTAAAGTAGACCTTCTTCCATTTCTGTCAAGATCTCCAAAGGGGAATCTAAATGCAGAAATGTTTTTGTATTGATTAGCAATATAGTTTCTAATCTCAGAATCACCTTTTGGCCATGCTGATAAGCCATCTTTAAGAAAGTCGTTAGTAATAAAAAATGTCCAATAATAATCAGGTGTGCCATAAAGCCGATATGAAAGTGTATCTGGTCGTTCTGCATCTAGAATATCAACAGCCGAATAAGCGTAAGTATTTTGAGCTAGCCTATCAATAACATCAACGTATCTAAAATAGTCGGTAATTGCATTTCTTATAGCATTATTTTGTATGCTATATGTTGTTTTAGGAAATTGGTTAAAAAACATATTGTTACTCCGTATTATTCTTATTAGCTTCTTCTGCTTCTTTTGCTTGCCTTTTGGCCGCTTCCGCTGCAGCCGATCTCGCAGAGTCCAACTTACCTTGTAGCTGCCCACTAACTCCTTCTACAGCAGTTTGCGCGTCACTGGTAAGTTGATTATAGGCATCATCATCACGGTTAAATCTAATACCCGCTTCGAGAGCATTAATTTCGTCACGATCAAGGATTTTTGTTTCTTGAAATCCTAAAGATATATCAACTTCAAGAGGAGATAAATCGGTACGATACGTGTTTGTTGTACTATTTACAGCAGTGGTTGCAGATGTAAGGTAAGATGTAAAAATTTTAGGCATATATTGCAATTCAGTACCATCTCTAGGGTCCATAAACTGTATAGTCCACTGATTCGGATATTGTTGCATTATAGTACTAGTACCATTTAACTTTGAAGCATAAACTTGTTCTCTAAAGAAGGATTGTATTTCATTTATTTCGTCAACCTCTCTTGGATCTTTTCCGATCATCTTAAAATTGAATTGGAAATTACGTAGTGTATTACCTGAAAATGCCGTGTTTGTTCTAGGGTTTCTTATACTTTTATTGGCAAATTCAAGTGCTGTAGCTGCATCGTTTGCTCCTAAAGTTTTAAGTGCTAATATGCCTCCGCCTACTGCACCCAATCCTTCTGCTTGTTTTTTAAATGTTCCAAGAGCTGCACCGGCCATTTCCTCCGGGCTTCCGCCTTTAGCAACAATTTGTGCAATATCACCAATCATGCCCATATCGATTGTAGTATAAGATCCACCATCACTAAAGCTTACACCACCAGGACATGGTAAGTTTACAGATGTCATGGCTTCTCCACCATTAACTGGCTTACACGTAAATCTAATATAAGGTCGTTTAGATTCAACTAGCATATCTCTAGGGAAAACTAATTGTGAATTGCGTACACGCTTTGCTCGAGCAACAATACTTTTAGTTGCATCGTTCCATCCATCTGTAAAATTGCTTTTTCCTTTATCAACACGCTCTGAAACTGCATCTTTTGTAGTTGAGAATGTTTCGGTGACTGCTCGTGCGGCTGAACTAAAACCATCAAAGTAGGCTTTTTTTATTGATCCAAATGGCATAACGTGATAATTGGTTTAAACATATAAATAAGTTTTCAATGTTATTTATAACAAAACTATGGCGTATTCTGGAAGATATAGAGTAAAGAACCCGAAAAAATACGAAGGCGATTTTAATAAAGTCAAATATAGATCTCTCTGGGAAAGGCAGACATTTAAGTGGTTAGACAACAATCCAGGCGTAATAGGTTGGTCATCTGAAGAAGTAATCATTCCGTATCGTTGTAAGACTGATGGTAAAATACATCGTTATTTTGTAGATTTGTTCATTCGTACAAAGGACGGAAAGATATTTTTAATAGAAATTAAACCTAAAAAGCAAACAGTTCCTCCTAAAAAGCCAGGTCGTAAAACTAAAAGGTACCTAACAGAAGTATTGACATATGCTAAAAACCAATCAAAGTGGGAAGCTGCTACAGCATACGCAAACAAGTATGGTATGACTTTCGAAATATGGCATGAGGATACTTTACGTTCATTTGGTATAAAAATCCTATAAATAGAGTTAGATGGCTACATTTATTAACAGGATTGAAGATAGAGCAACGCTTTCCGGTATTGAAAGAAATACCAAAGAGTCTCTAGATTGGTTTAAAAAGGAAATTCAAAACATTACAATGCCTAGCCGAAAGAAGTTGTTGTCAGATGAAAATTTTGATTACACAAATAAGCCCCTAATTGGCCGCATGTTTATGTATATCTATGATCCAAAACATAAGAAAACTCTTCCATATTACGATAGATTTCCTCTAATATTCTTAATCGATAGAGCTGAAGGAGGCTTTTTTGGACTTAATTTACATTACCTCTCACCTAGGTATAGAGCAATATTCTTTGATAACTTGACTGAATATACAAACAACGAGAAATATAATAAGACCACGCGTTTAAGACTTAAATACAACTTCCTTGCATCTAATGCAAAGCTAAGATACTTTGCTCCATGCTTCAAACGTTACCTTACAGACCACATTAAATCGCGTATCGTCGAGGTTCCGGCTCAACATTGGGAGTCTGTTTTATTCTTACCATCAGAACAATTTAAAAAGGTCAGAGCACAAGGTGTGTGGACACTATCTAAAAAACAATTCACTTAAAAAGTTATGGGACTAATAGACGACATTAAAAACACAATAAATCCAGTCACGATTGATCAGTTTAAATCAACTGTTGGTAAACGAGGAGGAGTAGCTACTACAAATAGATTTGCTATTTCTATTACTCCACCAACGGCAACCTTTTTTAATAAACTACTGCCGGCTTTACTTGGCCAAGGTCCGTTTTTTAATGATCCGCGTGACATAAACATATTATGCAAATCATGTTCTTTACCGGGTACTCTGATTATGACAGGTGACTATGATCCGTACGATACAGGCTTTACAACAAAATATCCACATAGTAAAGTCCAAGAAGACGTAACATTTACCTTTTTACTCACGAACGATTTTTATACTAAAAAAGCTTTCGATGCATGGCAAAATTCTATAATTGATCAAGAATCTCAATTAGTATCGTATGATAGCACATACAAAACAGATGTTTTTATACAGGAGCTAGATAAGAATAATACTCCAGTTTATGCCGTCCGCTTATTCGATGCTTATCCCACTTCAGTAAACAGTATAGATCTCACTAACGATAATACTGACACAATTTCAGAAGTGAGCGTCAATATGACATACACTCGTTTCGAACCAG